TTCTTGGACAATATCACACTAGCCAATAGGTCGTCACCATAAGTTGCCACACGAATGAGGCGCTTGCGCACTTCGACAAAAATTTCAAAAGTGAAAGCTTCGCCCATGAGATCACGCAACTCATTAATAATCACAATACCCACAAGTAAAATAACTAGGCTGCAATTGAACTGGGTCGTCAATGGGTTGCCAGAACTATTGACTGAATCAAACTCATGTACGTTGCCAAAAAAATCGACGATGCAATTAGTTAAATTGTTAAGCAAATTACCTGTGGTATTGAGTTGGTGCGTCTCATAATTGCCAGACATCCTACACATTTCTTTGTAGTAATGTTTAATGGCATCAGAAAACTCCTCATACATGACATACTCGAAACCTTGGAAATCACCATCAAAAATTTTAGCTTCACCAGCCTGTAGAAACTTATGGAGTTGCTCCCATTGGATCGAGCTGGAGTCAATGCCAACCATTGTGCCAAAGAAAAAAGGGTTCAAAGCCATAATCCTGCAAATGGTGAACAAATACTCACGCGTGAGTAGGGTGCACTCCATTGACATCACGAGAATGAATCTAATCCTCCCATCAGCAAGCTTACTGGGTTTCATAGGTTCATCTTTTATCACGGCTTCGACCATGCACTTATAATTACCTTTCTCCATAAGTGTGCGCAACTCAGCCAAAGCAATAGCCATGTCCTCGTGCAAACGATCTTGTTCACCGGGTGTACGTATGATATAGCCTAATTTACCTTTAGCACCAGTAGGGGATTGTTTCTCATTCCAAAAAAGACCAGCGCTAGTATGCTTGTTGACTGGCTCACCAGCTTTAAGGCGAATGCCCTCATCATCAACTGACAAACCATTCAATGCTTCTTGAGGAGTGATTGGATGGAGTTGTTTAAGAACATGGTCATTTGGTCTATTGGCCATATCTTCCTCAACATCCATGAGCATAGCTCTAACAACCATCATGGCGTCCTCGCGCAATTGTTTACTCCAAGGTTGATTCTTAGGCTGGCTATAGGCTTTTGCACAGGCCACAGCTACACCAATACCTACTTGTTTCGTGGTAAGTTCAGCTATGACCTTACCTGACCCAAATGTTTTAAAAGGAGTCTTAGTAAAATCCTTCTTAAACAAAACTTTAGCCAAAGGTGCTTTCCTTACCTTAGATTTAAAAGTCGCGCTTTTAAGCCTGACACGCTGCCCAACAAACCTAGCAGACCCTGTGGGCACAAAAGTACCTCCATTAAGTTCAGCAACTACACCAGCTATCCAAGTTTTAGTCTCATCCTTCATATGGTGTTTATCTAGCATTGGTGGGCAACGGTGTATCATGCGCCATAAATCAGCCATTTCGGAGTTTTTCGGTTCATTATCTGCAGTTACAGCCAACTGCAAAGTGTAATCTTTAAACACCGGGTATGTTTTATCAGGCACCTCCGCAAAGACTTGGAAAGGTATGGTGAGAATATCAAAATCTTGTTTACGCCAAGGCACAATAAGTTTCTGAATAGGATTATCATCATTGACACCCATGTGCATGCCATACAAAAGATATGGGTGTTCGTTGCCCAATTCCCCGCGCAGCGCTACAAACGGCCGACCACAATCACCAACCTTGGATATAAAGTTCACCGATGCCATGGCAGCCATATTAGACTCCTTGCCATCAACCAAAGTAGTAATTGCCTTAGTGACATATCCAGTTGGTCCCCACTCCACATTAGTGGGTTCAGGCCCATAATACTGCCCATTCTCAATGCGGCAATGGAGCCCAACGGGGGCAATTCTAAGGCCTGCTGGAATTGGATTGTCAGCTATATCACCCGGTATGTCTGGCATGTATTTGGTGATGTCGGGGTAATCCCTAGCCTTGCGAACATACACAGCCACCTGGTCTCTAGTCTCATGGTAGAAGTGGGCATTGGCCAAAAAATCAGCTTTCGTAAGAACCACATCAGCTAAATTAGTGCCAGCACCTTGGATAACCATAGTCCAATTGCCCCACATGTCGTGTTTACCATCCAGCATACCAGGCATGCAATGATGATTAAGAACAAACCATTTATCCTTCACAAAAGTACCATATGCAGCTAACTTCGAATAGTTACCACGCTCATTGGTGTGTTCTGCAGTAAATACATACTCGCGGTTCGCCCTCCAAGCTTTGTCAAACAAACCTGGGCCTTGGCATGCCTTACTCTGTGTAGTGAGGTAATTACTATTGCCTACTCCTGGCGGTGGTTCATATTTAGCCCCATAATCGTTGGGGTGCACAGGCACACCACTAAAAACATTTCCCTGGCGAGTTCCATTCACAGCCAACTTGATGTCGTCAGTAGTGAAATACTTATAACCTTTGTAGAACATAGTGGAAACCCCTATAAAGGCAGAAATCGCACCAATGCAGGTTATGGCATTCTTGAGGTAAACGAGTGTAGCATCTTTAGCATCAATGCCCATCTCAATACCAGCATTGGCAGTATCTAAGATCCGCTCAACCTGTGGGGCACGCTCATTCACCAACTCTGCTATCCTCTCAGCCTCAACCATAAGCTTATCAACGCGCTTAGCTGTATCAGTGATATACGAATAAGTCTTTTTAGCAACATACGCACCAGCCACAGCAACGGCCGCTGCAGCTACATACGGTTTGCAACCATCAAAAGCAAAACCCTCTTTCTTCACCTTCACGCCGTCGACCTCTATATCAGTTGCATCAACCCATTTGGGAGCAACACGCGCTTTCCTAGGCCCATAAACAGGAGATCCGGGCTGAATCTCT